TGCTTCGTTAGCAGATAATCCGTGTTTTAGAATAAATGCAGGTGATGTAAGTGCAGAAGTTGTGGTTGCTGTAAATGTATTGAAATTAGTTACAGATTTAACAACAAAGTCCCCAAGATTAGCATCACTGCCATTTAGAACTCTAAATGAATTACCAACAAGTAAACCATGAGCTTCAGTACAATTGAATGTTGTAATTCCACCACTATGAGATGCAGATGAAATTGATACCCAAGGTCCTAAGTCAATTACTTGCTGACCAACTAATACGGTATCACTTGCAGTCTTCTTAACGCTAACAACATTAGTAGCAGTTACCGAATTAATACGATAATATGCATCAGTTCCAGTTGAAAGACCTGTTACCTGAACATAATTACCAGTTGCAGTGGATATTCCAGCCTCTACAATTCCGATTGATGCACTTGGTGAACCTGCGATACCTCCAGTTGATACAGATGAACTATCAAAGAATAGTGTTTCACCGTTTGCGTATCCAGAACCACCCTCTGTGATATCAACTGAGGTGACTGCTCCACCTGATACTGTAACCTGTGCTGTTGCACCATCCCATACTGCAGATGCTGGTGATGCATTTGTATTGAATAGTTTTACATTATAGTATGTTCCATTTGTATGACCTGAACCACCAGTGATTGTACTATGGAATTTAAGTGCTTGAAGTCCATGCTGTTCATTAAATGTTAAATCAGCAGTAGTCGTGTTGTCTGTGACTGCACTAACTGTATTTGTTGCATCAAATGACTCAAGTAATTTATTGGTAGTTTCTCTTGTAATACTTTTCTTTAAGTCATTAGTTACAACATCACCAATGGGAAATCTTTTTGCAAATGATTTTGCTTCTTGTGGATTGTCATTAATATTATCACGATCATATTCAGGATAAAGGTTAACAATATTTTGATTAAAATTATCTGTGCCGAACTGATTTGATGCGTCAGTCATCGCATTATCACCATTTAATACAAATAAGTGGTAGATACCATCTTGAACACCCTGAATATAAGGTGTTATTACCTCAGACCTATAAACAAATAAGTTATCCTTGTTGTCATTACGGTCAAATCTTGGTAGAAGTGTTGAACGTGTTTGTGTATTATTAGTAAATGTTCCAACAGTATGAACTGCACCAGATGTATCTGTATTAGAATACTTATATTCTTTATTATTAACTATATCTGTAACTAAGAATGTTCCATTATATCCTTTATTCTCTACCCCATCAGAATTTGTTGAACTCTGTGCATTTCTGACAATGATTTGATCACCAACATTTACATTATGTGGTTTATCTGAACGAACTGTAACTTTATCAGTACCACTATCAAAAGTTAACATCGAAATAAATCTAGTATTACGATCAAATCCATAATCATTTGATGTAATTGAAGACTTCGTAAAGTCGGTATTTGCAGTTACATTAGTTGAACTTGAATCTTGAAGAACAAAACCTTCAATTGGATCTCTACTGTTTATAAGTTCCTTTGGAACAACATATCTAACCTTATACACTTTTTCATCAATACTTCTATCATCATCTTTTCTTAGGAAATATGTAATATCATTATCGTCTAATGATCCTAAATTAGATTGAATGGTGTTAGAACTAGTTGAAGTATGAACGAACCATTGTGAACCATCATATTGGATTGGATGTCCCTTATCATTTGGATTTTTATCTGATACTCTACTAACAATATTAAATTCATCATTAACTGAGGCAACAGTGTTAATAAAAACAGGTGATGCTAATTCAGCATTTGTTTTTGATGATGCAATTCTTATTTGGTTGGTTCCAAGACTAGAATCTCCAGCAACAGTGATTGCAAAATAAAGTTTATGTGGATCTAAATTTTCTGGTAAATCTCCATTATCCGCTATTACACGAATTGATTCTCCATTCTGTAAATTATGACCACCACTTAATGTAAATACTGATTTTGCAGATGCAGTAGTTGCAGAGTGAGTTGCTTTATATGATTTTTGTCCTATATCAGTCGTGCCAGTTGTTGTTCCATTTGACATTACAACAGTGGCTTGATAGGTGCTACCACCTTTATCAACATATAGTTTCTCACTAGAATTTGCACCTATTCGGAAACCTTGTGCGATACCTGCTGGTGGTTCAGTAAGTGCTGTCTGTCCAACAAGATATAATTTAGAAGTTGTTGTTTCTGATACATCAATCTGTAGATATTCTATCTTCTGATCTGTTGTTACAACTGAACGTGGTGTGATGACAGATGTAATAAAACCTTTATCATCTTTTGCAAATGCTTCTTTCTTAAATCCTTCAGCAGCAAGAGCAAATGTACCAAAGTTAGAGTTTGAGTTGGTAATTGATGCGTCAGAACCATTAATCATATTGAAATGACTATGGAAACCTATGGCAAATACAGATACAACCTGTACAACTGCATCATTACTTACTTTAATATGACTTGTTCTAAATCCTTTTCTATAATTTGCTTCTTGATCTAAATGATATACTGTATTTGGATTAGTTGATGAAGACTCAGATGATAAAAGCTCACCAGTCTGTTTAGAGAATTGAATACCACTATAAGTTCTATTTGTTGCATCATACTTAACGAAGGCACGATCATCTTTCTGTAGTGATACAGCAGTAAACTGTGCAACAACCATTGATTTAAATCCAGTTGCCTTTGCACCGTCAGCATGCATACCCTGCATACCGAAAACTGAACGAAGTGATATGTTAAAGATGTATGGTGATGCACCTGTGACTGTATCAGTTTCAACCAATACCTGTGCATTTGCACTACTTAATCCACCAGCAGCACCCGCTGGAAGATTTGGTCTTACAAATGGTAAAAGATATGTGAATTGAGTTGTAGTTATTACACTGCTTACTTTTGTTGAAATATTATAGTCAGGGACATTTACTCCTCTTATTTTTATAGGAGTACCGCCAGTTAAATTATGAGGAACTGAAGTTGTTACTGTTACCTGTTGACCTGGTGTAGCACCATCACCTGATTCTATATTTGTAATATTAAGAGGGTCTGTTGCAAATGCACCTACAATCTCAAATTCAGGTCTTTGTGGTGCGAATCCTTTTGGTGCGGCTGGATATTTGTTATCAATGTCACGACCAGATGCTCTATTAAATGCGTTTGTTAATTTACTGTAGTATATGTCTAAGTCAGTCAATCCACTGAATTGATCAAAAGTATTAATACCATCAGCATATTCAAAACATGTTAACTTATGGTGAGAGAATGTAGGTTTTGATTGATTATTTACACTGAAATCGGTTGGGTCTGTGAATACAGTTCCAGACTCATTACCATCAAAGATAGTGAACTGCCAAAAATAACATGCACCAGTTATTCTGAATAGAGCTGACTGTAGAGTGCTACTATCAGTTGGATTAGGTACATACTTAGGTCTTATTTTTGTTTTTCTTAAATCTAATCCTACGATAGAAGTTCCCCTTGGAACAACTACACCACCATTTACACTATTAAATTTGTAAAGTATATTATCTTCTTGTGTTAAATCAAAGTTAGAATCTAGTGTTAATTCAAGTGTATTAGATGCTCCTGTTGCTGCACCTGCTGGACTGACTGCTTTTGCTACTCCACCATCATTTCTTATTCCAAAACCAGGTCTATTATCTACTACATGCTCGCCAGGATATAAAAGTATTGTGGTTCTTTCAACTAAGTCGTTATCGTTTCCTCTAAGATATGAAAATCTAGCAGCTTCTATGAGTGCTCTCTGAATTGTTTTGAAGGGTTTTGTTAATGAATTACCTTGATTTTCAATTCCATCGGTTGAATCAAGATCATTTGAGTTTACATAAAGAATTCGTCCTTCTGTATTCTTTATAAAATTCTCTAACTTATTAAGAGGCATCTTTTTTATCTGCTATAAATTTGATGGCGAGACCATGCAATACTAGGTCTATTTAGCTTACCAGCCGTGCCATTAAATGATTATTTATCTTACTGTGTGATCAATTCTTTGTAAATTATTTGATCTGGAAGTAGTAATTGATCACATACTCGCAATATTCTAATAAACTCTTCCTTAGTATCACAGTTAATAATTCTTTTGTCACCACTTTCACTAAGGAGTGCAAAAGAACGAGAGCAAATGTCTATCTCAACATTTAAAACAAAATCGTCCATACTAATTTACGAATGTTATATTATAGCATATGTATGTTTTTTGTCAATTTACTATCCATGTTGAACCATTGTAATATTCCATTTTACTCGTTGTAGTATTGAATATTATTGAACCTGTTACAGTTGAAAGTCCTACTCGTTCATCTGTGGTATATTTTGGTGGAGAAATTTGTCCATAGACAATACTATTTTCATTTTTCCATACCTGTATATCGTTTTCAGCCATAATATTTTTAGTTATTTATTTCAGATTGTTCTCGTCTATTTATCAATTCTGTTGGGGAAATATTTCTAACCCAACCTGTGCATATGTACTTAGTTTCATATTTGGGAGGATAACCTCTATGAACCCAAGGCCACAATGCAGGGAACATTAATATCTTACCCATTTCTGGTTGAATTTTAAGACCAGTATAGAATTCCGTATATCCATCTTCATTAATATCATTTAAATACCAAATTATTGTTAATACTCTACTATCCATACCGTCCTGATGCCAGTGGTAAAATCCACCAGGCTTTGTTTCTTGAATTTGATAACCAGTGTCCTCTATACGTCCACGAAAACAGTTATCAGGAAATGGGTGACTTAACCATTCTTGATAGGATTCTAAAGTATCTTTAAATGAATTGTAAAATATATTATCTTCTTCTTTCCAATCATCATTATCACTTATTGATAAATCCATTGATTGTTTTACTTCTAAATTCTCACCACTTTCCACTATTCCTTGATATTTATTATCATCTTTGTTAAATTTTTCAATACAATGTTTACAAAAATCTTTATCTAGTTTATTTTCTGTAACATATATCAACTCATCAGTATTCATAAAATAATGTTAACTCTTCATAATATAGCACAAAGCATAGTAAGGAGGCAAGTTTTTGTCTGTTCCAGACACACCTTGAGAGTCTGTTCCTCTATCACTTGGATTACCAGTTGTACCACTCCATGAGTGACTATGATTTCCAGAGTTATTACCAGTATTACCACTAATAGAAATATTTACGGTTGCATTATTTGTTGAATAGTTAGTGTTAGTAAGACCTTCATCCCGACTTCTTATAGGTACTCTAGGACCGTAGTCTGCGTCAGCACCACCATATCCAGTTTGATACGAGTGACTATGAGAACTTGAACCACTACCACTGAAAGTGTGACTGTGATTTGCTGATTGATTTCCAGTATTACCACTTACAGTATGAGTGTGATTATTAATTGTATGACTATGTGATACAATTACAGCATCTTTACTACCACCAGCCGCACCAACAGCATAACTATTACCTGCACCTATAACAAATTTGTCCCTTAGATCTGGAGTACTGTTTGATCCATTACATAGATACCAACCTGAAGGAATTGCATTTGCAGCACCAGACCACAAACCTATAAAACCAGATGGTATACCAGTCGAACCTGATGGACCTGTAGGTCCTGTTGGACCCGTAGGTCCTGTGGGTCCTGTACCACCACCAGAACCTGTTGGACCTGTAGGTCCTGTTGGACCAGTTGGACCTGTAACTGAATTACCTGATGGTCCTGTTGGTCCAGTTGGACCTGCTGCTCCTGTGGCACCTTTATCTCCATCTCCTCCTGTGGGTCCTGTTGGACCTGTTGGTCCTGTTGGTCCTGTTGGACCAGTTGAACCTGTACCACCAGTTGCTCCTGTGGCACCTTTATCTCCAGTGGGTCCAGTAGGTCCTGTTGGACCTGTACCACCAGTTCCTCCAGTTCCTCCAGTAGCACCTTTATCTCCAGTGGGTCCTGTTGGACCCGCAGCACCAGTAGCACCTTTATCTCCAGTTGGACCTGTTGGTCCTGTTGGTCCTGTTGGTCCTGCTACACTTGATGGTTCACCCTTTGCACCTGTTGGACCTGTACCACCAGTTCCTCCAGTGGCACCTATCTCACCCTTACTACCTACCTCACCCTTACTACCTACCTCACCCTTATCACCAGTTGCACCAGTGACACCTACCTCACCCTTTTCTCCTTTTTGACCCTTTACACCTGCTGTTGCTTCTTTCTTCCATACAGTTCCATTATAAATCCAGTCAATACCATTCGCTGAATAGGTATCACCGTTGCTTGGACTGTTTGGAAAATCGAATGCTGCCATAATTTTTATTTAGAATAAATCATTCCAATTTGAACCATCATAACATTGCATTTTATTTGTTGTAGTATTAAATATCATTGAACCTGTCACAGTTGAAAGTCCTACTCGTTCATCTGTAGTATATGTTGGTGCAGTGATTTGCTTTTCATAATCATATTCCATAAGTTTTTTTAATTATTTAGATCAAGATTTACTGTTTGATAATGAAAACTAAAGCATAGTATGGTGGTCTGTTCTCATGAGAGTTTCCACTTCCAGCTGACCCAGTATTACCACTAACAGGATGACTGTGTGAAGCATTAAAATCAACACCAGCAGTAGGACTAGTGGATGAACTTCCTGTTACAGGTGAGTTTCCAGTATTTTTCTTTGAGAATACACCAGTTGCAGCTCCAGCCACGTTGTAACATTCTGATATTTTTGTAATATCACCTGTTAAAGATACATTGTCTGCTCCTAATGTTCCATCTCCGTGAGTATGTGAAGGTATTTGTGCTTCTGTAAGAGTTACACTATTATTACCACCAGTATTGTGTCTTGAATAATTATTACCCGCACCAACTACAAATCTATCTCTTAAATCTGGTACAGTCGATTGACCAAGAAGTGTTTGTAATGCACTCGTACCTGCTGTACCACCATTACATAACTGCCAACCAGAGGGAGCTGAGTTACCTCCATATGCAACTATCGTACCGACAGGCAAAGAAGCATCTGTACCCGTTGGACCTGTAGGTCCTGTTGGACCTGTAGGTCCTGTTGGACCTGTTGGACCTGTAACTGAATTACCTGATGGTCCT